GCGAAGGAGCGGCAGAGGGCTGCGGCTCGTGCGAGGAATGCGGCGGCGCTGGAGCGTCAGCGGCAGATGTCTATGAATTAGAGGGGTTGTCATGTCTGCTACTGGCTGGTCGGTGTTGCCGGTTACGGTGTCGCTGAAGGGGGTTCAGTCGGCCCTGTCTAAGGGGTTGTCTGGCCCGCTCACGTCTTCAGGCAAGAAGGCGGCGAAGATCCTGGAGTCCTCCATGAAGGAGGGCGCGGAGAACGGCGCTAAGGCCGTGGAGATTGCGCAGAAGCGTGCTGAGAAGGCGACGCAGAACGTTGCGACCGCCGAGCAGAAGGTGCAGGACGCTAAGGGCAAGACTGAGATCGCGGTCAAGAAGGTTGAGGCTGCGGAGCTTGCCCTGGAGACTGCCCGGTCTAAGGGTGGTTCGCAGGTCGAGCAGGCCGAGAAGAATCTGAAGGATCTTCGGGAGTCGGGCAAGGCTACGGCGGAGCAGTTGAAGGCCGCTGAGGACAAGCTGGATCAGGCTCGGTCGTCTGCGGGGTCCACGGTCGCGTCGAAGGAAGCGGCTGTTATGTCGGCCCGTCAGCGGTCGGAGAAGGCCGCCGAGCAGTTGAAGTCCGCTGAGGATAATCTGGTCACCGCTCACCGTAAGGCGGAGGACGCCGCCGATAACGTGAAGGCCGCGACGAAGCGGATGGGCGACGGCATGGAGGATGCCGAGTCCGGGGCGAAGGGGCTGAAGGGCAAGCTGGAGGAACTGGTCGGTTCTTCTGAGGGTGTCGGTAAGGGCTTCGAGTCGATCAAGGGGAAGCTCGGGCTTCTGACTGGTGCGGCTGGTATCGGCGGTATTGGTGCCGCTTTTGCTACGGGCATGGACATTACGCAGGCGACGGACAAGATGAACCGTCAGCTCGGGTTGACGGGGGATGCTGCTAAGGCCGCGTCTGCTGAGGTCCGTGACGTGATGAAGACCGGTATCGCTGGTGGCGTCGATGAGGCTGCGGGTGCTATCGGTGCTCTGAATGGTCAGTTCAAGTATCTCGGTTCTGAGGGTGAGCAGACTGCCGCGCAGTTGGCGGACAACTTCATCGCGTTCTCGGAGACGTTTGGTGTGTCGATTGAGGAAGCGACACAGACTGCCGGCCAGCTAATCCAGAACGGGTTGGCCGGAGATGTTGAGGAAGCGGCGGATCTGATGACCGCTGCGATGCAGCGTGTTCCGGCTGCGATGCGGGATGAGATGCCGGAGATCATCAACGAGTACGGAACGAACTTCCGTGCTCTTGGTTTTGACGGTGAGGAGGCTTTCGGGCTTCTCGTTGCTGCCTCGGAGAAGGGCAAGTGGGCACTGGATAAGACCGGCGACTCCCTGAAGGAGTTCACGATCCGTGGCTCTGACATGTCCGAGTCCTCGAAGACGGCGTTCGAGTCTGTGGGGCTGAACGCCGAGGAGATGGCGAACAAGATTGCGCAGGGCGGCGAGGGTGCGCGGGATGCTTTGAAGCAGACTGCTGAAGGCCTGTTGCAGATGGAGGATCCTGCGGAGCGGGCGAACGCTGCTATCGCCTTGTTCGGCACTCCTCTGGAGGATCTGTCGGTTGACCAGATCCCGGATTTCCTGGAGTCCCTTTCTGAGGGCGCTGGGGGCATGGCTGATTTTCAGGGGTCGTCGCAGGAGATGGCCGACCAGATGAAGAACAGTCTGGAAGGCCGGATGAACAGCCTGAAGGGTACGGTTCAGTCGCTCGCTGGTGATGCGTTCATGAAGCTGTGGGACGCGCTGGAGCCTATCGCTAAGTGGGCTTCGGAGAACAAGGATTGGTTGACGCCTATTGCGGTGAGTATCGGTGTCTTTGCCGGAGCGGTCGCTGTCGCCTCGGGCGCTATGGCAGTGTTCAACGCTGTCATGGCGATCAACCCGTTTGTGTTGATCGGCCTGGCTATTGCCGCCGTTGTTGCGGGTCTGATCTGGTTCTTCAAGAAGACGGAGCTGGGCCAGAAGATCTGGGAGGGCTTTGTTGATGTCCTGAAGGGCGCGTGGGACTGGATCAAGAACGTCTTTGTCGCCGGATGGGATTGGGTCAAGGAGGCTATCCCCGCTGCGTGGCAGGCGATCAAGGACAAGACCAAGGAGATTTGGGATGCGCTCACCGAATACCTGTCTGACAATTGGGACGCAATCAAGGGCACAGCCGAGAAGATTTGGAACGGGATCAAGGACTTCTTCACCGGACTGTGGGACGGGATCAAAGAAGTCTTCACGCTCGCGGTTGATGGGATCAAGTGGTACCTGGAGTCCTACTGGGCTTTGATCACTGGGACGATCACCCTGGTGTGGGATGGGATCAAGCTGTACTTCACTACCTTGTGGGAGGGTATCAAGCTGATCTTCACGACGGCGTGGGATATCATCTCGGGGTTCTTCACGACGGCGTGGCAGACGTTCACTGGCCTGGTCCAGGCGGTGTGGAACGGGATTTCGGCGTTCTTCTCTTCGTGGTGGTCTGCACTGACCGGTATCTTCACTGGCGCGTGGAATGGTATCAGTAGTTTCCTTTCTGGCTCGTGGAATGTGATTCGTGATCTTGCGGTCAATGTGTGGAACGGTATCAAGGATTCGATCACGAATGCTTGGAATGCCACCAGGGATGCTATTGCTAATGCGGTCGGTGCGATCATCGGCAAGCTGGGTGAGATGGTGTCCAGCGCTAAGGCGAAGATTGACGAGATGGTCGGCAAGGTCGTCGGCATGAAAGACAACATTGTCAGCGCACTGTCGGACGCTGGCACATGGCTTTGGAACACTGGTAAGGCCATCGTCCAGGGCGCTATCGACGGGATCATGTCGGCCCCGAACGCCATCTACGACGCGATCATGTCGCTGGTGCCAGACAGCATTAAGGGCGCAGTATCCTCGGTCGTCGGATGGTTCTCTGCTGATGGTTCTATCGCTTACGCTAATGGCGGGGTTGAGGCTTACGCTAATGGCGGTACTCGCGGCGAGAAGCATGTTGCACAGATCGCCAGGCCGCAGGGACCGTTCCGGGTGTGGGCTGAGCCGGAAACTGGTGGCGAGGCGTACATTCCGCTGGCGCTGTCGAAGCGTGCAAGGTCGAAGGCGATCTTGGCGAAGACGGCTCAGATCATGGGCCTGTCTGTGGTGGACCATAAGGGCGATACGGTGTCTTCCGCTATCCCCGGCGGGGCTGCCGGCAAGCCGATTGAGGCGTTCGCTAATGGTGGTATCCGCACCCCGAAGGAGATGTTGGCGTTCGCTAAGGGGCAGTCTGTCGCTGGGCAGAAGGCTTCGCGTTCTTTGGAGGGTGCGCCGTATGTGTTCGGCGGGTCGAACTGGGGCGATTGTTCTGGCGCTATGTCCGCGTTCGCTGCGTTCATGACTGGTCGTGCCCCGTTCCCCCGGAAGTTCTTTACGGGCGATGAGGGATCTGTTCTGCGCTCGTATGGCTTCACGATGGGTAAGGGGCCGTCTGGGACGCTCCGGATTGGCTGGTACAACGGCGGGCCTGGCGGCGGGCACACTGCCGGCACCCTGCCGGACGGTACGAAGGTCGAGATGGGTGGCAATCGCGGCAATGGGCAGATCGGCGGCGGAGCTGCTGGTCACCTGCTGGCGAACGGTACGAACTGGGCGTGGATCAGGGGCAAGGCCGATGGCCCCGCACTGAGGAACACCAACCCGAACCGTGCCACCACTGTTTCGGGCACTACGTCTGGTGGCGACGCGAATGTGGTTGAGGTTGATTCCTCGAACACTGCGGTTGCCGCTGCCGCGACGGAAACCACCCCTACTACTTGGTCTGGTATCGCCGGCGATTTCGCTAAGAACTGGACCGAGGGGATGGTTCAGGACGCGCTCGGCGTGTTCGGGATCTCCGATACTCTGCCTCCGATCTTCCAGGCCGCGAATCAGTATTACGCGGTGGATGAGAAGGGTGAGGGCGCGGATGCTGTCAACGCTCAGATCGCGGATGCCGCGTCTGACTCGACGGTGGCGACCACTGCCGCGAAGCCTGCTTCGACGGTGGAGAACGTGCCGGAGGTGAAGGTCGGTTCCCTGAAGAAGGGCGAGTACAAGAAGGGGGCGGCGTTCTTCTGGGAGGAGATCGCTAAGGCCGCTTCTGAGCGTCGCTTGGGCTTCGCTGCGGCGAAGATTGCTGGTGCTACCGCACTGGTGGAGTCTGGTGATCCGCTGCGCATGTGGGCTTCGTCGGTGGATACTGCGTCGCAGCGGTACCCGTACGATTCCATCGGGTCGGATCATGATTCGTCGGGCCTGTTTCAGCAGCGCAACAATGGGGCGTGGGGCACTGTCGATCAGCGGATGAATGCTCGCGCTTCTGCGGGCATGTTCCTGAACGCGATGGTGAAGAAGTTCCCGGGGTGGCGGACGATGGAGCCTGGCGCTGTGGCGCAGGGGGTTCAGGTGTCGGCGTTCCCGTCGAAGTACGCCACGAAGATGGGCGCGGCGGAGAAGGCCCTGGCGAAGTTCAAGGGCAAGCTGCCGTCGTTCTCGACGGGCACGTCTCGCGTTGTTGGCGGGTCCGCTCGTGGCGTGGATGATGTGTTGTCCCTGCTGGCGCAGGATGAGGCGGTTCTGACCGCTGAGGCTGCGGACGTGTTGGGGCGTGACACTATCGCCGCGATCAACAGCAACCCGCAGGCGTTTGTCCGTCCCACTGCCCAGGTCGCTACTGCCCCCGCCGTGAATGGTGGCGGTCAGGGTGACACCTACGTGTTCCAGGCTGTGAACACGGATGAATTGTCCACGATGTATCGGCGCGCTGCTGCGGGTCGAGTGAGGGGTGCCATCGGTGCCCGCTAGGGGGTTGTCATGTCTGAGCTGAATCTGGCTGCGGTCACGCTGACGGGGGTGGATGGTTCGGTGTGGCACCTTGCGGGTGCTGATGCGTGGGGTGCGCCGGTGCAGGTCCGCGAGTCCTCGTTGGGGGATTTGTTTGATGTGCCGGTGAACACGTCCCGGAAGTCTGTGGTGGGTAAGCCTGGCACGAAGTTCCTGGGGTCGAGGATGCTGGAGCGGAACATTCTGCTGCCGGTGTTGGTGCAGGGGTCTTCGCTGGAGTCGTTTGCGGAGGCCGATTCGGGGTTCCGTAAGGCTCTGGACTATGAGGAGCCGGCTCGCTTGTCTGTTGTGACTGAGGAGTCGGGGGAGCGGTGGATTGATGTTCGCTTGTCGGAGCAGTTCAGTTTCGAGGGTGAGTATGATCCGCACTTGGATTTCCGTGCCGAGTACACCGTAAGTCTGGTTGCGGATGATCCGTTGTGGCGTTCGGAGACGGCGCATTCGGAGTTCGTGTTTAATGGCCTGAACTGGTACGAGGGCACGGTTCGGGTGTCGAATCCGACCGATGTTCCGGTGTGGCCGAAGTGGGTTCTCACGTCCCCGGCGAAGTGGATTCTTCCCGACCCGGACGTGAAGGGGGGGGGGGATCTTTCCCGCACTATTGTTCTTCCGTTTCAGAAGCTCGGTCACGATGTGGTGGTTGATTCTGACCCTACGGTCGAGATGGTGACGGACACGAAGAATGCGTTGTTGTGGGCGCAGATGGGCGGGCAATTCTTCAACTTCTCAATCCCGCCGCGCACTCAGCCGATTGATATTCCGGTGGCGGTGGACCCGTTGCCGTTGTTGGGTACGTGGATTCCCGATGAGGGGCGGCGTTGGTTTGCTGCCAGGATGAAGGAGTTTGCGGAGGCTACGGGGTTGGATGAGTTTCTGATGCTCACGCCGCAGCAGTTGGGCGCGGTTATGGCTCAGTGGATTCGGGATCTCACCCCGGATTGGATTGAGGGTCTGACGGATTGGTTGTTCCCTGTTTTGTCGGCGGAGAACATTGCGAATGCGATTGTTCAGCAGTGGGGTTCGGTGTCGAATATGGCGGGCGCTACGGCGCAGATTCGGTTGGAGCGTCAGTGGACTAGGCCGTGGGGCTTGGAGTAGGGGGTTGTCATGGCGGTTGCCGTGGAGAAGTTGCGGGAACTGGACACGATCTACGATGCGGCCTTGAATCGGCGTTCTCAGCGGGAGAAGCTTCGTCGTGAAGCGCCGTTGGTCCGCTTGTATGACGGGGATTGGAATCTGAAGGGTCGTGTCGCGGGGGAGTATGAGGCGTCGTTTGAGTGGAAGCTGAATGATACTGGCTCGGGCACGATTGTCCTGCCGGATGATCATTACCTGGCGAAGTGGGCGCTCGCTCAGCAGCGCGTGGGTAAGGCGAAGAACGTTCATGTCGCGGTGGATAAGGATGGTGCCCGGTGGTCCGGGCGGCTGGAAACCTTGTCGATGGAGCAGGATGATCTCGGGGTTCGCAAGGTCACCCTGAACTTCCTGCACGACTACGAAGAGCTGAAGCACGTCCTCGTGTGGTCCAACCCGTTCACCCCGGCTGCGGTGCAGTTCCCCCGCGTGTTCATGCTCGCCGGCCCGTCCCGCTACATGCTGAAGCTCGCCCTGTTCCTGAACCTTGCTAGGTTGCAGGGTTCGTGGTGGGCGATGCCTGATGATCCGCTGGACTTTGATTCGTGGACGCAGGGCCTACGCCTGAACCAGTGGCCGATCATGGTCAAGCCGGATTCGCTGCTGCTCGATGATTCCGAGTGGACGATCCTCAACAGTCGTTTCAAGACGTGGCACGACATGGCGAAGGGCACGCTCGATGATGCTGGTCTTATGGTCGAGTGCCGTCGTTGGCTGCATGGAGATCCTTTGCCTTGGCTGGGCGCTCAGCCGCGAAACGGACAACTGATTGTTGATGTGGTGGATAAGGGCGGCTGGTTCGGTCAGACGGCTGTGGGTGGCACGATTCTTGGCGGTTTGGCTCGCACGGTTCTGACAGTTGCGGATGATCTGGTTGATGAGGTTCGTGAGGCGTCGGGCGCTATGGCGGAGTCGAACGAGTATGCCGTTAGTGGTTTCCTCGGGGTTGCGCCGGAGAATCCGTGGGTGGTGTTCCGCACTGACACGGAGAAGGGCACGAACGTTGCGGAGTCCACGTCGTACACGTGGCAGCCTGCGACAGTGACGCAGATCGTTGCGGGCGGGCAGTCGGCACCTGGTGTGAATGAGGCGATCACCGCTTCGTTGCAGTTGGCCGGAGCGTTCGTGGAAACGTATCTGGCGGTCCCGAATCTTGGTGATCCGTTGGCGACGATCCTGGAGCCACTGTTCGAGGACACACTACTTGCGTTCATGTCGTACAAGTCGCTTCAGCGGTCCTCGTCGTTGGGCTGGTCACACTACTACGAATCGTGGGTTCAGGGCGGCGATAAGGCGTACACCTTGTCTTCGATCATGGCGATGCGTAAGGGGATGCTGGATACCCGCGAGAAGGTGACGCACACGCTCACCGTGGGCGATGGTGGGCCGTACCTGATTGGCGAGCAGGGGCAGGGGCATTTCTTCCTCGGCGACCGTGTGGGTGCCGAGATCCCTGGTTCTGGTGGCCGTGTGACGGTTGAGCAGGTGTCGGATCTGCGGTTGGCGTGGGATGCGGATACCCCGCATCAGTGGGAGATCACGATTGGTGACCCGCAGGTGAAGGGCGATGGCGACCCGATTGATTGGGCTATTTCAAAGATCGCGGACACGGCTTCCGCGTTGAAGGATCAGGGGGTGTTGGCGTGATTCCGTTGCAGAAGGATATGGATCTTGATGATCCGGTTGAGTCACTGTTGTGGGCTTTGGTCCTGCTAAACACGAAGCAGGGTGCACCGTTGATGTATCCGGTGCCGTTGATGCGGGAGCAGGCGCAGAACCTCTGGGATCGTGGTTTGCGGTTCCACCCGGAGTTGCAGAAGTCGTGGTACCACCCGCCGGGAAACGAGCAGGGTGGGTTCACTGCACAGTTGTCGGGGGAGTGGCGGGATGAGCCGCCGCGCCGCGAGGAGGAGCCGGTGGCTCAGGCGTTGTCGTTGATGTCGCCGGAGATGAAGGCGGAGTTGCGTAGGCAGTTGAATGAGGGGGTGGAGTGAGTGGCGGTTATTCCTGGTGGTTCTCATCCGGTGCCGGATGGGGCGAAGCAGTCTGGTGCTGATCTTGCCCTGATTCAGAATCTGACTGAGGCGGATGTTCGTAATCAGATCAAGGGGCAGGCGCTTCTGCCGTGGCAGTCGGCGCATGGTTCGTTCTTTACGAACATCATTGGCGGTATCGGTACCGCTATTTGGAACGGCATTAATGGAATTGCGAACACTGTTGGTTCTTGGGTTGGTATTTTTCACCAGGCGGGGACGCAGATCCGTGATGGTCAATTGGACCTGAATGACCGGACGGATCTCTTGTCCCCCCTGCTCGACTATTGTTCCGTGTCGTCTAACCCGGGGTCGGGCGAGCATCGCGTGAGTAATGCTAGGTTCCCGTTCACCTATCAGATTGGTCCGTCTCGCGGTGTTACAAACATGGGTGATGGTCGTCTCAGGCTGGACGATAAGGGCTTGTGGGATTTGCGGGCAATGGTCACCGCATCCTGGATGAGTGTGCTAGGCGACAGTCAGATGCAGGTGTTCCTTCGGGTTGTGAAGCCTGACGGCGGGCTGCATTCCGTTTACTCGGAGCAGGGATACTACATGAAGACAACCAACAACGTCACGATGACGTTGGTGTCGTCGGTGGTTATCCCGGAGCCTGGATATTTTGTGGACGTGTACATTATCGGCCCTGGTGATCGTGGATATTGGGTCGGCCCGAAGTGGAACCGTTTGACGGTTCAGCATATTTCGCGTGACGTTGAGAATGGTACTGGCGGTGAGGGTTCAGCAACCCCGACCGATCCGACTGGATAATTAGGGGGGCATTATGCCTGTTGTTCATTTCAAGTTCGCTGCTGTTGATGCAACGTTGACGAGTGGCGTTATCACAGTGTGGTCACCGAAGCTGCGGCCCGGCGGCACGTCCGCTATCACGGGGGAGAAGCGCGAAGCGCTGCTGTCGAATGGTGAGGCGTCGCTGAATCTAGAGCCGGGGCCGATTGTCGGTCATGTGACCGGCGACGGTGCGACGCATCAGTTGAAGTTCACTGTTCCTTCGCAGGACGAGCAGGTCGAGTTCTTGGACCTGTTGGAGGACAATTACGACTATGAGCCGGAGATTGTGCGGGCGGCTCAGCAGGCGGCGCGTGAGGCGCGGGCTTCGGCTAATGATGCTGCGGCGTCTGCGGCTGTTGTGGGTTCTGCCGAGCGTGTGTTGCAGGCTGAGGCGGCGTCTGGGGCTGCTCAGTCTGCTGCGGAGTTGGCGCGTGATGCTGCGGTTGTTGCGCAGGGTGCGGCTGAGCTGGCGGAGGATGGGGCGGTTTCCGCTCAGTCTGGGTCGGAGGATGCGCGTGACGCGGCCGTTGGGTCTGCGTCGGATGCTTCTGCGTCTGCCACTGCCGCTGATGGTTCCGCTGCTGCTGCGGCCCTGTCCGCTTCTGCTGCTGCCGGTTCAGCGTCGGATGCTCAGGCGTCGGCTGCTGCTGCTGCGCAGTCTGAGGGTGTGGCTGCTACTGCCGCGACGGATGCGGCTGATGGTGTGCGGTCGGAACTGTCTGGGCTTGTGAACACCGCTTCGGGCCATGCGGACGATGCTGCCGGTTCTGCGGCTGCTGCTGCTCAGTCGGCGCAGGATGCGGCGTCTGTGGTGTCGGATGGTGTGCCGGATGCTTCTACGACGATGAAGGGCAAGGTTCAGCTCGCGGGTGATCTCGGGGGCACGGCTGATGCTCCGACGGTGCCGGGTCTGGCGGGTAAGGCTAACGCCTCTCACGTTCACGCGGTTGCGGATGTGACGGGGTTGCAGTCGGCGCTTGACGGGAAGGTGTCTACCACTTCGACGGGTACTCGACTGTATGGCACGACTTCTGGCGGCTCACAGACGCAGGTGCAGTACGCGAACGGGGCGACGGCGAACACTGTCGCCTATCGAGGAACTGGGGCAACCTTGCCGGTCGGTGAGCCTACGGATAGTTCGCACGCGACCACGAAGAGCTATGTGGACGCGGCGCTGGCAGGAAAACTGAACGCGTCAAAGATTCAGGTTGTTTCCGCACTTCCGAGCACACCGGACTCTAACGTAATCTATTTTGTGACGGGGTGATTACGCATGGCAATTAATGTAGGGGCGACCCCTATTAAGTCAGTATATTACGGGTCCACACCAGTGAACTCTGTTTACTCTGGATCTGAACTGGTATGGAAGTCTGGCCCGAACTGGATATTTTTCGACGACTTCAACCAGCCGGACGGCCCAATGTCGGGACCTTACACCCAGAATGGTATCCAATACTACTCTGGCGCAGTGGGGTCTTACAATACGACTATTAGGCAGGCGAACTGTACTGTTGCGCCGTCTACTCCTAATATTGTGGTGAAGGCAACATTGAGGGCCGGAACTTATAGTAGTTCAGGTAGATGGTGTGGTCTGCATATTACCAATAATGTAGACGTAATCACCTCATCATTCATCTCTTTAGATATATCTCCGTCAAACAATAAGCTTTCGTTGCGCAGTAGCACTTCCCCGGGAACTACCCTATGGTCGATGACCTACACTGTTAAAAGTGGCGACACCATAGAACTGTCAAGGGTGGGGGTGGAACTGAGAATCAGTCTCAATGATTCTCTGGTTTACACCGACAATTCCGGCATCGTTGATACTTCGGATCAACTTTACGGGGGGTTCTATGTTGGACATTACACCGGGCCTCTTATTGACGATTTTAGTATCGGTGAAATCTGATGGACGCTAAAACACTTTCCGCCGCAATGGGCGGATCACTAAGCCTCGCACGCTATGAGGCTCTACTTCCCGCATTCAATGCGGCGATGGTTGCGGCAGGGATTACAACACCGCTACGTGCCGCACACTGGTGCTCGCAGTTGGGGCATGAGTCAGGTGGGTTGCGCTGGATGGAGGAAATCGCCTCTGGTGCGGCCTATGAGGGGCGAACTGACCTCGGGAACACGGTCGCCGGGGACGGCGTGCGGTTCAAGGGCCGCGGGCCGATTCAGGTCACCGGACGGTACAACTACACCGCCGTCAGCAAGTGGGCGCACAGCAAGGGGCTAGTCCCGACAGCAACGTTCTTTGTGGACAACCCCGCGCAGCTCGCTAGTGACCAGTACGGGTTCATCGGACCTGTCTGGTACTGGACAGTCGCCCGCCCGGGACTGAACGCCCTGTGTGACGCAGACGATGTTGTAGGCGTCACCAAAGCAATCAACGGGGGAACGAACGGCCTCGCAGACCGGAAGGCACGTCTAGCGACCTGCAAAGCACTAGGGGCAGCACTACTGCCCGACACGACAACAGAGGGGGGAACGACATTGAGCTACTACGATCTCGACTGGTCCAGCCGATTCAACTTCGGCGGACCACGGTCACTGTCCGGTATCCAGCGGATCGTCATCCATACGACCGAGAACTCGGCAGGCACACCTGCCGAGAACGTGGCGAACTACCAGATCAACAGTCAGTCCGGCTCGTACCACGTTTTGGTGGACACCACGGGTAAGCGTCTGCGGGAGAACACCGATGACTGGATCACTTGGTCTACCGGCAATAACGCTGGCAACGTGCAGGGCGTCAACCTGTCGTTCGTCGCGCAGGCCGCATGGACCCGAGCACAGTGGCTCGCACAAGAAAAGATGCTGCGGGCCGGGGCGACTGTCGTCGCCTACTGGTCGAAGACGCGCAACATTCCGGTGACGAAGGTGACCACCGGGCGGGGAGTGTGCGGCCACGGTGATCTCCGAGCATTCGGCGGTACCGACCACACGGACCCCGGTCCGAACTTCCCGTGGGACGTTTTCCTGTCCTACGTCAACCAGGTGCTCGCCGGGGGCGGCACTACTACACCCAAGGGGGATACTTTGAGCGCACAAGCTGAGAAGCGAATCGAACTCATGCTCGACCAGATTGTCGGGCCGGAGAAGAAGGCCAACGGGGACTACAAGTTCACCGGCTGGCCGCAGCTCGGGGGTGCCACTGTCGTGGACTTCCTCGTGAAGCAGGACAAGAAGATCGACGCGCTCACCAAGGCCGTCGCAGACCTGAAGGGTGGCAAGTAATGAAGACCAAGAAGTTCACGCAGCCGTGGTTCATTCGCCGAGCTGTCTATGCCATTGTCGGTGTGGTCCTCCTCGTCGCTGCGGGCTTCGGCCTGATCGATGAGGGGCAGATCGACACTATCGCCGCGTCACCGATCCTCGGTGCGCTGGTCGCTTTCCTCGCGTCCGCGAAGACGAATGCGGGGTCCGACTCCACGGTCACCGCGCAGGATGTCGCGGTTGCCGCGTCCGCGAACCACGGCGGGCCGTCCGTGGAGGCCATCGTCGCCGAGGCGCTGAATCAGGTCCAGTCCTACGGTGAGCACGCCGCAGAGGTTGTGAAGAGCAAGGCTGAACAGACGGTCGCGGACTACTACGCCGGACGGAAGTAATGCCCGGGTGGATGCGCCAAGCGCGGCGCTTCGCCACCTCCGATGAGGCCGGACTACTCATCGTCGGCACGATTGCCGCAGTCCGAGCTTTCGCCTACACGCCGCTCACACTGCCGCCTGAGACGAAGGCTACGCACCCTGCCGAGGCGTGGGTCTCGATGGATGTTTGGTCTGTGGTGTGGGGAGTGGTCGCGGTGCTGTGCTTCGCGGCCGCCGTAGCGTGGAGAACTCGACCTGCCGCTGTCGCGTTCGGCGCTATCGTCGGCCTGCACGCACTGTTCGGGTTCTCGTTCCTCTTCGCCACCCTGTCTGGCGATATGGGCCGTGGATGGGTGAGCGCAAATAGTTACGTCGCTATCTCGTTCCTTGTGTTGTGGGGCTTGTCCCGACGCGAGCCTCGGGAGGATGTGAAGCCGGAGGGGGCGTTGCCGCGTGCAGATCCCCAGTGAGGTGTGGCCGGTTGTCGCCGCTGTCGCTTCCGGAGTGCTCGCATGGCTGGCAACCCGGACGAAGACGAAGGGGGATCAGCAGATTGCCGACCGTCCCGATTGGCAGGGGTTCACCGACCAGATTCAGGAGTGGACGGAGCAGCGGTTGGCGGAGCGGGACAAGAAGATTGACCGTCTGGAGCAGGATGTTGGCGAGCTTCGCGCCGAGGTGAGTGTTCTGCGCCGGAAGTACAATGCAGCATTGCTGTTCATCCGTGATCTGGTGCGGAAGTCCCCGGAGGTTCATGCTGATCTGCCGGGTGAGATTGTGGATGATTTGTGACATGTTGAGACCCCCTCTGGGCTGTGGCCTGGAGGGGGTCTTTTTGTCGTTTGTGGGTGCGTGGATTTGACGCATATTTGACGCACGTAGGTGTCCATCGAGGTCCACGATGTTCCAAACTTGACCATGGTGCTCACAGTGTGCATGAACCTCAAAGTGGCAGCAAGAGACGCATTTACGCAGATCAGACACACTAACCCAAATGGGGGTGCCGCTACCGTTGACGATGGTTTACACCCAGCAGGTCGGCGGTTCGAACCCGTCAGTGCGCACCAGCTCAGAGGCCCTTTCCGAGAAATCGGGAAGGGCCTATTTTTTCATTTGACGCACATTTGACGCACCCCCACGCGTCAAGATCTCATCCATGCGCGCCGCCACCCCGTCGAGATCGTCGTCAAACAGGTCCGCGTACCGGTCCAAGGTCATGGTCGCGGACGCGTGTCCGAGTTGCCGTTGCACAACCTTCACGTTCGCCCCGGACGACACCATCAGTCCGGCTGCGACATGCCGTAGGCCGTGCGGGGTCAGCCACGGGAACTCGGGATCGTCCGCCTGGATACGCCGCAGCGCGTTATGGAAGAAGCTGTTGTGCCCCAGGGTGCGGAGTAGCCCTCCGTCCCGCCGCGTCCATAGGAGGTCGTTGCGCGCCTTCCCCTGGCACCTGACGGACAGGGCTGTGAGAACATCCTCAGCCACCGCAACGGTGCGTTCCTCCCCTGTTTTGGGCGTGCCGATAATCACGTCCTGCTTCACGGTCACGGCGTTGCGCGTGATGCTGATCCGTCGCCGCATGAAGTCCACATCCTTCACCCGGAGCGCGACCGCTTCCCCGAATCGCATCCCGGATGTTCCGAGGAGGTAGATCAGATCCCCTTGGTCCCCGCACTCGTCGACGAGCCGGTGCAACTGTTCGGCGGTGAGGTACACCTTCACCCCCTTGTTCTTGACGGGGAGCTTCACGCCACGGGCGGGGTTGGCGGGTATGCGCTTGTCCATCACGGCAACGTCCAGAATCTTCGCCAGGATGCCGTGTGCGTTGCGTACGGTCGTTGCCCCACCGTCGAGGCGGCTGACCCATGTTTGGACCTCAGAGGGGCGTATGGACCCTACGGGGCGGTGTCCCCATGCCGGTTCGACATGTACGCGCCATGTCGATTCGGTGACGCGCATCGTGGACGGCTTCAGGTGGGTTTGATTCTCCAGCCACTCAGCGCCGAGTTGTCCGACGGTGATCTTCCCGGAGGTGGGGTCGATCCATGATCCGTCGTTCTGGTCAACGATGTTCTGTGCTGCCCAGTGCTCGGCTTGTTTCTTGGTTTTGAAGCCGGTTTTGGTGCGGCGGGTGCCGGTGGGGTCGCGGTATTGGATGCGCCAGCGGGTGCCGGCTGCGGCTTGGTATTTCTGTGGTGTGGGCATGGTGTCCTAAATGGTGAAGCCCCGCACGGTGGCGGGGCTGGGGCTACTGGTTGAAAACGTCTTCCTCGGTCCAGTTTGGATCGACCTCGCCGAACGGATAGTCGGGGTATTTTCCGGTGGCCTGCATAGCGTCCTCCATCTGCTGCTGACAAGCTGCGGTGTAGCCGGATGTGCCGTCGCTGTAGAATGTGGTCCCAGGCTGGTACACGTCGTTTGCGGGGGCGCAGGTTGCGGTTACCGTTTCCGGCGCTGCTGCCTGTTCGACGGGCGCAGGGGTTGATGCAACTTCAGGGGTGACGACTTCCTGCGGTGTGGAGCTCCCCTCAGTCGGGTCCGGCCGCTCTGTCTTCTGGTTTGCGCTCGTAGTCGGCGTTGCGGCGGCGGGGAGTGTGAAGATCCTGTCGAACGTGCGGACTGCGGTCACCTCGTCCGGGACGACCTGTTGCTGGTAGATCTTCCGGGTCGCGTTCGGCTTCACGCCCTGGTGCCAGTAGACGGTTCCGTCTTCGCTGTGGGTCGGCATGCACGGTGATGCGGACTGCATGGACCGTGGGATAACGGCCTCCGTCCCATCCTCGTTGAGCGGGGTAGGAAGGCTGGGGAACGGCTCTTCAGCGGTGGTGTTCTCCATCGTGGCTTCGTACTGGATGACCTTCGTGCCGTCTTTCAGCTCGTCGTATCCGGGACCGTATTTGCAGGTGTCGTTGACGGTGACTTTGGTGAGGGTGAGTTTGACACCCATCTTCTCGACAGTCTGGCCGATGGTGAGGGTGTTGTCCGTTGCGCCCCCGCTTGTATTGCTGTCCGCGCTATCCCCGTCGTTACATGCCGCGAGGGTGAGGACCGCGACCGCAGCTAGTGCTGTGAGTGCTCGTTTCATTTGATGTGCCCCGCTTCCCACAGTCCGGTGCCGATGCGTGCGACGGCGGACAGGATGAGTCCGAGCGCGGCGAAGCATACGGCTGCTCCGATGATGGCGACGCCTGCTACATCATCGTCTCCGGCGGTTGCGAGTCCGACGATGATGCCGATGATTGCAAGTGCAACGATGAGTGATCCGGTGATGTCAGCGGTGTGGAAGGGGTCTTTTTCCGGCTTGGATTGTCCTGTGGGGCCGTATCCCGGCAAGGGGGAGGACTGCTTGCCCCAGGTGTTGTTTGCCATCTGAAGTTCTCCTAGTTTCTGAGTGACATGAAAACGTCAATGAGGTGAGGTGTTACCTCTAGGTCGAGCGCTAGCCCGTGGAGGTCGTCCCGGTGCCATAGGAGCGCGTTGTGCAGCTCGTCGGGGCAGATCAGTATCCGTGCTGCTAGCCGGTCCGCCCTGCGCTCTTGCTTGCCGTTCCATCTGCCGCAGTGTTCGTCGCGGTAGTAGGCGTGGGCGAGTTCGTGGGCGAGGATGCTTTTGTAGTCGCAGATGCCGAGTTTCCGGCGAGTGCTGATTGTACGTGTTTGGTGGTGGTACCACCCTGGCGTGCCCCCGTTGTGGTGGGTGAGGGTCACGCCGAGGGTTTCGGAAAGGATGTGCAGGTCAGTAATCGTCGTCGTCATCTGTGTCGAACAGTTCACCTCCGTAGGCTGCGGCCCCTTCGGGCATGTCGTCAGTGTAGGGGTCGGACCTCCCCGGGAACTCGTAGACGGTGGCGTCCTGTTCGATTTCTTGTGTGGCGATGCGTTCCAGGGCTGCTAGGTCTTGTCGGATGCGGTTGGCTACTTCCTTCGGGTCGGTGCGCGTCTGGCTGTTTCCATGGAGGTAGCCGGTGTCTACGAGAGCCTGAACGGGGTCGAGGCCGTACTCGTAGCTGATGTTGATGACTTCCTCTGCGGACAGTCCACGCTTCACCTTCTTGGCGAAGTTGGAGGGGTCAACGCCTGTCTTTATGGCTACGGCGTGGACGGTAGTTCCGGTGGACTCTGTGAGCCATTCACTGTGATCTGTCATGTAAAGGATGGTATCAGATACCAGGCCGAATCCACCAGAGTGTTTGGTCATTGCACCTGATAGTGGCCATGACGGGGGTACCATACGGGGGTGGCATGGTTGAAAGAACCTGGGTGCATGGTTGACGGAACCAGAATGTCTGGTAGTGTTCACCTCACCGGCACGGAGACGCCGCCCCACACGGGGAGGAAGAACCGGGGTTCGGATGAAGTTTGAGAACCAAATAGAGAACGCGAAGAGAAGCGCAGAGGTCATTGACCGAAAGGCTACGGGTGTAAGCGGCGAGAGTGAACGCCATGCCACGAGCCGAGTAGAGATGACGCGCTTGCCCACGGGATGTACCTCACACCTGGCATGTGAGACCCCGGTATTGGGCAGTCTTGGCATGGTGCGGTCCTGAGGAGGGCTGGTGGTTCGAGTCCACCACAAGACACTGTGAGACAGAGCAACGGCCCCAGCCTGGAAGTATCAGGCTGGGGCCGTTGGGGAGGGCGCTACTTGCGCCGCTTCTTCACTGTCTCACTCCTTACCAGAGAGGGGCAACATCTGTTGTTCCTTCCCGCTGTGCGCATGGAGACGCACTGATATGGAGGAGATCCGTTATGGACCTGAAAGCTGAAGCACTGTACTACCTGCTGAATGCCGCACAGAGCCGGCTGGCGAAGGCAGTAGCGGAAGGGGATTCAGAGTCGGCGTGCATCGTAGCCGAGAGTGAGCGTCTGGTGCGTGGCTTGATGCAGCGCGAGGGCGTGGAGGTTGCGGCGTGAGCAACATCATGAAGAACGGTTCTCCGTTCGATCACGTGAAGCAGGTTGACGACCAGGGTGGAGAGTTCTGGTCAGCACGAGACCTCATGCCACTGCTGGGCTACACGAACTGGGTCAAGTTCGATCAGTCTGTGGATCGAGCGAAGGCGGCCGCAGAAGCACAGAACATGGACCTGAACAGGCTTTTCGACCCCAAGGTTGAAAAGTCTGGTGGCCGGCCCCGGCAGAACTACCGCCTCACCCGCTACGCCGCGTACCTCGTCGCCATGACCGGCGACCCACGAAAGCCCGAAGTCGCCGCCGCACTGACCTACTTCGCAGTCAAAACCCGCGAAGCCGAGATCATCCAGCAGCAGCAGAACACGCTCACGATCCCCCAGAACTACGGCGAAGCACTCCGAGCACTCGCAGACACCTACGAGGCGAAGGAACAAGCCGAACGGGAACTGGAGATCGTCAAGCCGAAGGCCGACAAGTACGACCAGTTCCTCGACTCCGACGGCGCGATGCCGTTCCAGCGCGTCGCACAGATCCTCGGGGTCGGCAGGAACACGATGCTACGCACACTGCGTGAGCTAGAGGTGCTGAACCGGGCACCGGAGAACAAGAACACCCCACGGCAGCGCTACGCGCAGCACTTCAAGGTGACCCCCTACGTCTACAAGACGAGTTACGGAGATGAGAAATTGCAGCACAACGTGAAGGTGAAGGCGTCCGGCGTGGACATGATCGCACGGAAGATGGGGGTTGCGGCGTGACTTCCTCGGTGATGTGCGAGATGCGCCTTCGGGCGATGGAGCTTCGTCTGATGGCGGAGCTGGAGAAGTTGGAGGCCCGGGGCGAACTGTTCCTGGGTTGTACGTGGTCGAACGAGGCGCGGGCGCTTGCTCACCGGCTGGATGGTGTGCATGCGGAGATGGAGCGTTTTGGTATGCGGCCTATGACGATGGAGGAGGAGGATCGTGTTCTGGTCGCTGCCTGAGGAGGGCACTTCTGATGTTAGTGGTGTTTCCCCTACTGCGCAAGATGATGCGTGGTGGCCCCGACTGTCAGGCGGTTGGTGGCATGACGCGGCGTGAGGCTTACGAGCTGATCTGGTTCGCACTGGAGACGAAGCATCGTCCGATGGTTCTGACTGTCGCGCAGATGGCGAGGGTGTCGGGGTTGTGTGAGAAGACGGTTCGCCGGCGTGTTGATGCGGGTGAGATCCGGTCTTCGACGGAGATGGATGGGAAGCGGATTCGTATTCCGATTGATGAGGCAGTGAAGTACTGCATGGTCTGAGGAGGCCTGATGGTTGAGGTTGAGTTGAACGACGACAGTGTTGACGTGGTTCTCGGGAATGGTCACCACGTCCTAGTTCGCCCTGACGGGCATGTCACAGAGTGGGACGCCGAGTTCAATCTGGTTAGGACGCTACGACGGGGAGACCGGTACGACGCCCCGTTGGGCCGCTGCAATGCAGCACGGCTGTGCCACCAACCACCGACGCTTCAAAGGATTCGCCTGGGTTAAGCGGTCCGGAGAGTGCCGAGGGGTCTTCTGATCCCTTGATGTTGACGGTGGTTCCGCCGATGGGGGAGAAGCCGACCATGACGAGTTTGTGTCCGCTGGTGTTGGTGAAGCGGAAGAGGTTGGGGGCTAGTTGTTCTGTTTTCCAGTCCATGTGCTGAGTGTACGTGGTGTGGTCTGAGGAGGCCCTGATGTTGTTCGTTTTGGTTGCGTTGCTGGTGACGCTGTTGTTCGCCGTTGGTGAGCTGCTGGATGGTTCGCCGCAGGTGGAGGTGCTTGCTGGTGAGTGATCTGATTGTTGATTCGTGGGAGTTCCCGGTTGATGAGCCAATCCCGTTCGAGGTGGTGGCCTAGTGGGGTTCATCATCCTGCCGAACACCGGCGAGGCCGAGTGGCTTCAGCAGCGACAGAAGGTTGTGACGGCCACGGACGTGGCGAAGATCCGCAGTGGGTCGGAGGCCGTGTTCATGTCCCTATGGAAGGAGAAGCACAACCCGCCGAGGAAGTTCAACAACCGATGGACGCAGCACGGTAAGAACCGGGAGCCGGTGATCGCTGCGGCTATCACCGCGAACCGCCCGGAGCTACTGCACAACGACCGGCTGGTCGTGTCCGAGGACGAGCCTCGGTTTGGTGCGACGCCGGACATGATGACTGCGGATGGTTCGATGGTGGGGGAGATCAAAACCCACCTGATTCATGACGATTCGGATGCGTGGGTTGACTGGTCGGACGTGCGGAAAGACAAACCGCAATACGTCGTACAGGTCCAGTGGCAACTCGCCGTGACCGGCGCTACCGAGGCGCTATTTTCTTGGGAGGACTGGTCAGACGAGGACGGGTGGGCGGATCTACGCCCACTACGTCACTGCATGGTTCGCCGCGACGAGGAACTGATCGCCGAACTACAGGCAACCGCACGCCGGTTCCTCGACTGGACACCCCCCGACCTACGAACCGGCGACAGCGCCGACTTTGAAACACAAGCCGCAGCACAACGCCTGGGCGAGATCGAAGCGGAAATCGCGGAACACCGCAGGATTGGCCGGCAACTGGAGGAAGCACGCAAGGCCGCTGCCGCTGATCTGCTCGCGCTGGTCGGTGAGCGGCCGTCGCGCACTGACTACCCCAACGCGGTTGTCGAGGTGTCACCGGGCCGACGCTCGGTGACGTTCGACCGCAAGGCGTGGGAAGCGGACAACGCGGACGATCCCGCACTGATCGAAAAGTACCGACTGGAGAAAGACGGGGCACCGACCGTGAAGGTGACCCTAAAGGAGGAGTAAATGGCAAGGTTCGACCTTAACGAGTACGAGACAGTAGACCAGCGTATCCAGCGGTTCTACCGCACCTACCCTGACGGCAGGATCGAAACCGTCCGGCTAAGCAAGGACGAGGTGCCCACTAAGGACGACCCGCACCGTATCCGGTGGGAGGTGAAGGCATCAGTGTTCCGCACGTCGGACATCGAAGCCCGCCCCGCTGGGGAAGGACACGCTTTCGAGATTGACGGCGGTGGTGGCGCGAACAAGACGAGCGCGCTAGAGAACTGCGAAACGTCGGCGGTCGGACGAGCGCTGGCAAACGCTGGACTGTCCGGTACGAAGCGCACCACCCGCGAGGAAATGGTGAAGGTGAAGGGCGAGGAGGTCCGGCAGCGGATCAAGGCCGCGCAGACCGAGGATGATCTGAATGGGATCTACAACGAGCTTCATGCGGAGGGTATCGACCGGGAGTTCTTGCAGGATCTGAGTGTGAAGAAGAAGGCGATTCAGGCGCTTGCCGCTACGGGCGCGGTGCCCGCGTAGGAGGTTCGGATGGATGAGCCGCTGAATCCGGTGCAGATCGAGGCCCACCTGACGGAGCTGGTGACCCGCATTTCTCGGGGTATCCGCATCACGTCGGACAGGTATGCGGTGTTCCTGGAGGCGGATCGTGTGTTCGATCAGGCTCAGGCGCGTGCGTATCTGGAGGCTGAGGGGCCGGTGAAGGAGCGTGAGGCGAAGGTTGAGCTGGCTACTGCTGCGGAGCGTGAGGCGCGGGACGTTGCGGAGGCGGCTTACAAGTATGCGGATCGGCAGAGTAAGGCCCTTGATTTGGAGGTTAGGACTTACCAGTCTTTGGGCGCTTCGGTGAGACAGGCGTATGGGAACGCCGGAAGGTAGGAGCATGAGCAGGATCTACGTCGGAGGGGTTACTAAGCACCTCCAGAAGGCTTACTGGCGGGCTTTCCGCCGAGGTGCGGTGATCGACTCGACATCAATGTCCGCGACCCCGCAGGGTGATCTGATCTTCAGTCAGGTCACGGACGGTGGGAGGCCGGAGCATGTGGTGATTAAGGCGGCGAAGGTCGGCCTGATGGTGGAGGTGTTGCAGCACGTCGTGGATGACGCGGCAGAGCATGGAAGGTTGGCGACATGGGAACTGGAAAACGTG